GTCTGTTACATAATCAAATTTAATCCATGTTTCTGGACCAATATCTGAAATAATCTTTTGGATTCCATTTACATCGTCAAAGTTAGAAGCAAAGTGATCTCCAGATGCCGCACTTGCAGTCATTGCAGTCTGTGCTGCAGGATTAAATGATGCACTTACTATAGGCTGTACCATCAAAGATGTAACAGTTCCAAATGAGCCAGCAGCATTTTCTACAGATGCTCCAGCATTAAAGTTTGCAAGAATATTAGTTGATGTTAATTCATAATCATATGCAGCAAACTCATCTATGCGGCCTTTAAAGTATTGGCTAATGCTTGATTGTGCAGTTCCTACATATCCAGCACCAATTAATTTCTTTGATGATTGATCAAAGTTAAATGATGCAGGTAAACTTGTTGGTGTTGTTGATGAATTTAATGCTCCATCGATATAAAGTTTAACTGAAGATGTGTTATATGTATAAACAATATGGTGCCATTCATCATTATCAATAGCGTTTGTGCTAAGAATATCTGTTGTCCAGGATGAAGCTAGTCTTGCTTTACCTCTAGTTCCAGCCGTTCCGTCAACTTGTAATGTAACAGCATAATGTGGTGATGATGGAGCATTTAATCTAAAAATTTCAAGTGGTGATGTTCTATTTGTATCAACATTTGCAATCTTTACCCAGCACTCTACTGTAAATGAGCGATCATTAAATAATGAAAATTCTGGGTGTGATGGTAATTGAATATAAGAGCTTGATCCATTAAGATATGTAGCACGTCCATCTACAGATGTTTGCTCATTTAAAAGAAGGTCTATAAAAGATGATGTTGTTGATAGGGAACCAAAGTTAACAGGTGTACCTGATGTTTCATTGAAACGATACCAGACCTTTGGGCCTGAGTTACTTATTTGATCTATATATGATGGCATAAAAATAGGCTGCGGTTAGGCAGCCATGACTCCTATCAAAATTTTGTCTGCTGGTACAGATGAGATGCTTCCGCCGTTAATTGTAATAATAGGAGTAAAGGAGAGGTCAGAAACCACTGGAGAAAATAAATCACCAGAAAGAGTCTCAACAGTGGTGTTGACGACGCCTGCACAAGCATTTGCTTGGAATGCGCTGACCTCTACCTTTACGTCCATGTGCGTTAGCCTTACGCTACAGTGATGCGAACAATACCTGTTGCATCCCATGTGATAGTAAAGTTACCGTTAGTTGATGACTGATCTGAACCGAAGTCCACATAGCCAATCAACGCTGAAGTTGAAGAAGTACCTGTTGAATCATAGATAACAGCGTAACGTGCTGTGATTGTTGAAGATGACCAAGTGGTATCTGCAGCATCTAGAACGATTACGTTTGTTGCTGAATCATAGGTTGCTGTCTTTGAACCTAGTGTGTTACCGCCAGCAGTGTAGCCTGTACCTGAAACTTCGTATGTAGATACGTCGTTGTAGTAGTCATGAGCGTCCTGATCTGGAGTATAAGAAGATGTTAGAAGAGCTACCTTGATGGTATCTGTATCAAAATCAACCTCTTTGTTAAGTGCCTTAAGTAGGAAGTTACCGTATAGTTTTGATGGCATGTTTTATTCCTCCTTACGCTGTCTTCTCAAGAATTGCAAAGCCTTCAGCTCTAGCAACTTCGAATGCACGACGTGCACGGACCTTGAGTAGAACACCGTCTGTATCAAATTTAGCATCCTTAGATACCATTGACTCAATACCTGCACGAACACCATTGACCATAAGATCAGTGTTACCTACGATAATGAGAGCGTTTCCAGTTGGAGTTGCTGATGCTGATGCACCTGTCATTGCTCCATGTGAAACAGTTAGTGGATATCCAAACAATGTTGATGTTGTAGTTCCTAGTGGATCTGTTAGGATTGGACGATTTTGATTGTCGACTAATCCACGAAGCGTTGCTAGGAATTGTGGGTGAACGATGAAAGCTGTCTTTGATGGATCAAAGTATGCACTCTGTTCAATCTTAGATAGAAGACTATTCAATTGAGCAAATGTTGCTGCTCCACCTGTTTGAATAAGGTTGGCTCCTGCTGCTCCTGGTGATACTGCACGATACACAGATGTGTATGGTGCTGCGTCTGTTCCAGCTGATGCAGCTGTTACACCTAAGCATGCATTGTCAAACTTTCTTGCCCAGTTAGTTGCCCACTGAGTTTTGTATGTATTCAGAACGTCAATGAATGAGTCATTCATATCTTCTTCTGAGATGTGCATAATCTTTGCCCATTTACGAGCTGTTAGGGTGATGTCATCGACTGTTACATCTGCCTCACCAATTGTTGCGCCTTCTGCATATACGTTTGGAGCATCGCCAACAAAGCGTGGAACACGCTTTACTGATGTTGCCATTGGCTCACGACGTGCAAGCTTTTCAACTGCAGAGTTCTGCAATGATGCTTGTACGACGTTTGAGCTATGCTCTTCAACGATATAACCATTGGCGACTGTTAATTCTGTTCTTGCCATAGTAGTTTTATCCTTTTCTTATTAGTTAGATTTTTATGTGCTTGAGAGTAATATATTCGTCCGAATAATATTAGATTCGCAAGCCTAAACGTCCATCTAGCTTGCATCCTCTTATTATACAGTATATTAATCTCCTAGTACATACCTTGCTTGTAATTCTGTTGCTGATAATGGAGCATCTACATATGAGGTTGCTCCAGCATCTGCTTTGCCGCCGACTATCCTCTTGGGATCAAATAACTCTGGGAAATCATTTCTAAGATCCGAAAGCTGTAAATCCAATCCATTAATCTCAAAGTCATCAGTCAATTCAATTTCTGACACCTTGATATATTTAAGAAGTTTATCAGCATTAGGTACTCCATTTTCCATGAGGGACCTAATAATTCTGTCATTCTTTAGCTTAGTTTGAATAAGGTTAGCCTTTTCTCTGGTAGAAACAGTTTCCTGTTCCGCCGCTTCCTTTTCCATTCTAAAACGCTTTGCGTCGTTCTTTGCTCTTTCCAATGCAGCTAAAACTGCTACTGGGTCTTTGATCTCTGTAGACGTACCGTCTACAAATTCGATCTCTTCCATTTTATCTCCTAATCGTCCAATTAAGGATTAACTTCACCAGACTGAGTGCCTAGTGCATTTGCTCTTTCTGCTGCTTGGTTCTTCATTGCATAATTGTGTGCATTTACAATCTCAGACGTTGGAACAGGTGGTGCTCCTAGTTGAGCTTGTGATTCTTCAACAATTGCTTCTGCAATTTCTGGGTCATATCCAGCCTCAAGAAGAATCTGATAGAGTCCAACTCCAACGCTCTTCTTGCGAACTGCGATGTCCCAATTATCTAGTGAGTCAATTGACTCTGCGTTTTCCCATTTGATTTCAACATCATTAGGAAGTCCTTCAACCATAAACATAAACTTAAATAAGTCTCTCCAAGTTGATCCAAATGCCATTTGGCGATTTACAACCTTCTTGAATAGTGGAGCTTCAGCTACACGAAGTGCTTGACCTGATGGAAGTGATGCTCCTCTCATAAAGTAATGTGTTGGTGTATTTGTAATAGATGCCATTGCATTTACATATTCAATAACTGGATTTGTAAACACTCCTGGATCTGCTGCTGGGAACTGTCCAACTGATGAGACGCCTTGTAGATACCATAGGTTGCCAGGGCCATTGCCAAGTGCAGCTAGGTTCTCTCTTGCTGTATCATCATCTGAGAAGTCATCAAACTCATTTGAATTTCCACCGTTAGCCAAAGCATAACGCTGTGGAGCACCCTGATAATCAACAGTCAGCATGTGAGTTGATATCAGCTTGTTTATAGCATCTTGAGGACCAAAGGCATCTGCATGCTCTGGACGTCCAAATGGCTTATGTGTTCTAAAGTGGAACACAGGAACTTCGCCCCATGGATTAGGAATAACTTCCAATGGAGTTACATTCAATTGATGTGAAACAAGATCAATATCTCCAGATCCAATATATTTTTCAATACGGTCTGGATAATACATATTCAAATATAGCAACTTCTGGTTTTCATTTACAACCTGCCACATTTTAGCCGCATATTCCTTCTTGCGAGGATTTTCTTGGCTATATACAACTGTTGTTGTCATTGGCGAATTGTAATCAATTGCTAGTGTTCCATCTTCATCTGGCCAAACAATTGCATATGAATCACCATAGATGAGTGCATTTCTGTGGATTTCATTGATATCTAATTTGATATCTGACTGTTCCCACATAGTGTCAACAAAATCTGCTGCTTCTTGGCTTGCCACCAAGATGTTGTTAATTTCAAGACGGTTAAGGACAGAATCTACTACAGTCTTTGAGAAGTTAAATCTGAAATCGCTACCTTCATAGCGAAACATCTTAAACCAGCGTTGATTAGCGAATACTTCACCATTAACACCTTCGTAATAAGCTTCTGCCTGCTTATAACCTTCTCGCTTGCTTATAATTTGTTCGAGGGCTACTCTAATATCTTTCATTTTATCTCCTTATGTAATTTAGCTGTTTTGCAAGTATTCTAGGTGTCTTATTATCTAAAAAGTATAGTACACCTGATACTACTGCGTCAAGCACGTCGTCATGTGAAACCTTTGGGAAGGAATACATTTGTTCTTCTAATACTGGAAAGTGATCAGTGTGTCTGACCAATCCCTGTTGGTAGAAGTTTAAAGCTTTACCAGCACGAATCTGCTTTGACACAGATTGTTTTATAGATCTATATCTAACTGGAATATCTTTAAATACATCCTGCCATAAGTCTCCACCTTGGTTAGTTTCAACATAAATGATACCTGGATCATAAATGTCGACAAGACTTGCGACTCTATCAGACAATTCCGATGGAGATACCTTCAATTGGAAAGCATCTCGCACATATATGAAATTGTCTTCACCTCTGCTCAATACAGCAATACCTGTATAGTCAGAAACTTTATTTTTTGTTACTGCTGGGTCAATGGAAATGATTGTATTTCCAAAAAACTCTGGGTCATCAATAATAACATCTTCATATGTCCAGAAGTTACCATCACTGTTAACAGGCCTGTTCATATAGTTCTTTGCAAAGTCACGTAGATGTCTTTGTGACTGCAACCACTCTAGAGACCACTTCTCAGGCCATACAGAGCGTTCTGAGCTGTCATCTGCTGTCATAATGGCTGGATAGTAGTGAACCTTTACGTTCTGGTCTTCAATCCACTGCAGAGCTGCATCACGCTCACCTTGAGAGTGCTTGCGGAACTGATCCATCATAGAGTTAGGCATAGTGGTAGTCCCAATAATAATCATACGAGCATAGATATTCATAGGTGCAATATCATCAAATACAGTATTCATCTGTCTACCTGCCTGATATTCAGAGTAATTCTTTTCACCTTTTTCAATATCATCCAAAATAATCAAATCAGGACGAGTTCCAAAGACTTTCTTACCCAAAGAGTTAGTATCAATACCATTTGCATCAAATATGAAGCCATTTGATTGAACAATACGCCAAGAGTTAGATGCCATGGTTCTTCCAGTACTTCCAACTATCTTTGGAGTACATAATTCAGGATAATCGGCCTTAAGATACTCATTTGTTTCCAATTCGTTCTTAAATGTCATTAAGTGAGTCTCCGCTTGAGATGCAGCATCTGAAAATGCAGCAGCAAACTTAATATGTCCATGGGCGGCGGCCCACATAGGAAGAATTAAGAAGATCCAAGTGGATTTGCCACATTCTCTAGGTGCGATGAACGCATCTCTATTAGACTTTGGCACAGTTGGCTTATTGATCCATTCTTTTCCATATTCAGATAACGCCCAATGAAATTCTGACAAGGTAATTTCTCCTTGTGCATTCTGTAAATGTTCTGGCAAATATAGCAAAGCAAATAACATGGGATCAAATTTAGTTAGTTCCCGCCTTCCTTCTGAATATTTAAGAAGTTCAGGATTAACATGCTCCATATATTTTGGTATAGTCATCATTTTACTGTCCAAATTTATTT